AATATCACATTTCCAACAAAGTGGTAATCAGACTTATACCCCTTTACTTGCTCACGCAGGTTCTTGGGGGTATTGACATTTGTACCAATTAAAATAGAATTTAGGAGTGAAAGCAGAAGAAAAACTAAAGGCTATTATAGAAGCTCAGGTTAAGGGTGGGTGTGGTAGATATGATACGAGGTGGAACGAAGTAATAGATGAAGATGGCACTATATGGAAGTATGGAGATGATGCGGAACAAAACCTAGAAGGTCATATCCTCGAAATCCTCCTAGACACAGAAGGCTGTAAGGCTTGTTATGGGGAGGAGAATGTAACCTACAAAACAGGAAGGGGTGTAACGAAAATTCTACTTGATGCTATTATTGAAAATAAAAGACCTAAGAAATGGGAAGGAGCTTCTTATCTAATCCTAGATGCTTGGAACGAAGGAGAAGGAAATAATTGGGAGGAAGCTATTGAAACTGCTTACGACTTATTAGATGCCTAGACTATATATCAAAGTAATCGAACAGAAACATAAACTCTACGGAAGAGTGCATAAGTTCACAGTAAGAGCAGAGATAACAGTCGATAGACAAGTACATGGACAAAGTGGAAGAGTAGAAACAGGTAAAGCATATTCCTTTCTATTCGAGGAAATGGTGCATGAGGATAAGATGAGTGAAGAAGCATTAGAAAGAGTTAATGAAGGCTTTAAACTCAAACTGATTTATCTAAAGCATTGTAACGGATACCCTGATAAGGAACATGAGAAGGAACTGGATATGAGATCACACTTAGACGCTTCTTGGAGTTCAACTAAGACTGGTATTGGAATTAGACCTTTAGACGACCCCATGCCAGAATGGAAACCTTTTGTTATTAACAAATAATCTTATGACTAATCCATGTAAACCAGATTCAGAACATTTAAGAGTACATGAAACGATAGTAGATACTTCAGAAAAAACTAAAGAAGAAGGGTCAAGGTATGTAGCATGTGAACATAAAAACTGTCCTTATCTTAAAATGAAGAAATATAAGAAAAAGAAATGGAATACATATAATCTATTGAATTTTTATAAGAACTCAGAGCCAGACCCAATGCAAAAAGTAGGATATATGTTAGATGAAATGGAAATGATAATGGGGCATATATCATGTCAGAAATGTGGCTCTTATGATTTGACAGTTGATGATGAGGTTCTTGATAAATTAAAATACTTAAAGAACAAATGATGTATTACGCTTTCCATAGGCGAGAGTTGCCTATAATAATGCTAAAGGTATTATTCAGAAGGGCTTGCTTTGTATGTAGGGATTGTAACAGGAGGATAAAACTTAGAAACCTTAGATTCAATAAGACCAGTAATTATTATTTTTGTTACCATAAAACTTGTCATGGAACTATCTAAACCGCCAGACCCTAAATGCAAGAAGTGTAAAGGCACAGGAGATTGGAAGCATGATGACCCTTGCTATTGTGGACAGCCTCACTTATGCAAATGTGCTACTGCTACTCCTAATGAATGGATTAAGAATAAAGCTAAAGAGATTGCCAAAAAGAATTTTGTAGAAGTTTCCGATGAATATACAACTAATACTTTGGGAGATAGTATGGCGGCTTCTGCAGCAAATACAGCTAATCAGAATACAGCTTATGTTATGGCAATACTTGATTACCTAGATAAACAACATGAGTCGCTATAACTATCATTGTGTTAGGTGCAATACAGACCTAGTATGTGAGTTCCCTATCGGGAAGGCACACGAATTTATTAAGTGTAGAGTTTGCAGAGGACAGATGAGGAAAACGATAGACGGAGTTGAATTACACTTTAAGGGTGGGGGTTGGACTACCACTACTGCATGAGCAAAATTGAAATACCAGAGGCTTTTGAGTTCCTCTTTGAACCTTCAAGGCTCAAGGTAATGTATGGAGGGCGAGGTGGGGCAAAGTCAGAGAGTGTTGCTCGTTATCTATTAGCAGTAGGAACACAGGAGTCTATGACTATCCTATGTACTAGGGAATTTCAGAAATCATTAAAGGATTCTGTTTACCAACTACTCAAGGAGATCATTGAGAATGATGAAATGTTAGCTTCTTTCTATAAAGTCTTAACAACAGAGATCAGAGGCAAGAACGGAACGATATTTATATTCGCAGGGCTTAGACATAACATCTCTAACATTAAGTCGATACCTAACATAGCTAAGTGTTGGGTAGAGGAAGCAGAGACAGTATCGGCTCACTCTTGGCGTGTACTAATACCTACAATTCGAGGTAAAGATTCAGAGATACTTATTACCTTTAATCCTGATATTGCTGACTCACCTACCTACCAGAACTTTGTTATCAATGCTCCTAAATATGCAATAGTCAAGAAGGTAAGCTATAGAGATAATCCTTACTTCCCAGAAGTCTTAGAGATTGAGAGAAAGTACATGGAAGAACATGACCCTGTTTCCTATGACAATATATGGGAAGGAAACTGTAAGAGTGCTGTAGAAGGAGCTATCTTTGCCAAACAGATTAGAGAAGCAGAGGAAGATGGTCGTATATGCGAAGTGCCTTATGACCCTGCTGTTCCTGTAAACACTTATTGGGACTTAGGTAAGTCAGCATTAACTTCGATCTGGTTCTGCCAATATGTAGGCTTACAATGGCGAGTGCTAAGGAATTATGGCAATCACTTTGAAGAATTAGACCATTATATTAAGTATATCCAAAATTTGCCCTATATTTACGGCACACACTATTTACCCCACGATGCAGTACATGACCGCTTAGGCATGGAAAAATCGATTGAGAGCCAAGCAAAGGCTAAATTAGGCAGGGTGGTGATCGTTCCTAGAGTTCAACACAAATCTATCTCTATTGATGCCTCACAACGTATCTTTAAGAACTGCCACTTTGATAAGGAACTATGTGAAGATGGAGTAAATGATCTAAGACGTTACGCTTATTCAGTTAATAAGGACACAGGCAAGATTAGCAATCAACCAGAGGAAGGAACTTACTATCGAGATACCGCAGATGCCTTCCAATGTTTTGCTATGGCAAGTGAAGTTAGGAAGCAAAGACCAACAAAAAAGTCGAGATCAATTTACGCAGGAGTGTAAATGTCTAGTTAATTTTTATTAAAAAAGTTATACAGCAGAGATGCAAAATTCTTTAGGCATTAAAAGGTGATTTTCTAAAAATCGCTAAAACGCTAAATTTTGTACCAAAAATAGGGTAGAAGTATAATTATAAATCACAGCCTGATTTGATTTTAGTACGATTGTACTATATAATACATTCAGACCTTTCACATCATAGTACAGAGGGCTTTATCCCTTCCCACTTATTCCTATGGAAAATATCCCAAAATGCAAACGTTGCAAAGAGAAATATGTCGCACAGAATATGATCTCAGGAGATGAATCAGATTTATGTGTAGAATGTATTGAGATAGAGCTTACTAAAGACAGACCTAATATGAAAGGTGTATCTAACCAATTCCAACCTGTCCACAAGGAGTGTATCGATTGTGGTAGTGAAGATACTTGTAGATACTACTCTGATGAGATAGCCTATAGATGTTGGGATTGTCACGAAAAGTGGCTACAAAAAGGAGCTACAAAAGACCCAGACTTGAATGCTCTAGGCAAACTAATTGGAGGAGTTGCAAAGGAGATGGTTAAAGAAAAAAATAATTAAACAACTTCCCTCTGTACTTGTGAATGGTTTATAATAAGAACATGCAAGACTCAGAAGTAGAACAAGCTAAACAACGCATGGAAGAAAGGCTTGCTGAGAAGGAAAGAGAGGAAAGACGAAGGCACAAGCCTCAGTATGGGTTTGACTATTACATGCCTGATAAGCATAATTAGCTTATGACTTATACAATTCAAATAGCTTGGGCAGGTAATTTTGAGGTTAAACAAGAGCCGATTGATGTATTAGACCAATCCCTAGAGATGATGAAGTTTACTGACCCAGAAGGCAGACCTATCTTAGTAAAAAGGGAACACTTCTGCGGAATGTACCCCACACCGAAAGGGTGGAGTGTCAAAGAAAAGGAGGAAGCTGAAGAGGAAGCCAAAAACTCTATGTAATTTGCCTGAGTAACTAACTTAATATAAACTATGTATGGGAGAGTTACCAAACTCTACCATGCCACAATTTCCTTTCTACCACGAAGTAGGAGAAGATGAGAGAAAGACAGATGAGAGAATGTCTAAAACAGAACACAAACAAAGAGATGAGGACTACGAGGATATTAGATATATGATAAATTATCGTAGAAATATGGGTTGGGACGCTATGGCTAAACGTGGAATGATTATCTATAACGTGATTCAAAAAATGAAGCCTGATGATGAAATCTCAAGAATCTTTTTAGGTTATTCAAGAATGATTATAGATAAGGGTATTGAACAAATGACAGAAGGAGAGCCAGACTTTAGCTTTGAGCCCTTTGGTCCGACAGATCATCTCAAGACAATTATATGGAAACACCTTATTAGATTTCTCCTAAGCAAATGTGAATACAGACTACATCAGGACGTATTCTTTAGAGATTACTTTGCAATAGGGAATGGAGTCTTTGACACATACATAGATTATCCTCAACGTACATTAAGAGTACCTAATGAGAATATGGAAGGAGGTTTTGAACCTGTTGTTGTTCAGGACTTCCGCAGACCTAAAGTTGGAGTAAGAGCTTTGAACCCAATGAACTGTTGGAGGAATCCTAATATAGATCAACCTAACCAAGTTCCTTCTTGTCTAAGACGTAGAGTAATAACATGGAATCAGTTTGCTCAGGAGTTTGGGAGATGTTTTGGAGATGATAGAAGACCCAAGTACAAGAACCTAGAAAAGATAGCTAAAGGAACTCACGTTGCTATTTATTATTATCAAGATGAGATAAGAGATATTTACCGAATTTATGCTAAATCATTCGGAAGTGAATCAGATGGCTTTGCTCACTATCCTCCCGAAGATCACTTTGGTATTCAGATATTCGACAGATCACTAAAGATACATGAGAGGGGGCAAGACGGAATAGTATTACGATCTACAGGGCTTAACTTGCCAGGTATCTGTTCAATGAGGTGGGGAACTTTCTATGATATGTATGATAATAACTACAGAGGAGATCACTCTGTCTATGGAATGGGACTTCCACAAAGAATAGAAGGTGAGGATACTGTAATGCAGACAATCTTTAACATGAATATAGACAACTACAGATGGTCGAATACTACTGCTCTAAACTATCAGGGTGCTAATGCTGATTCATACTTAGATGTAGATGCTAACAGACTATACGGAGGTGAATTGATTGACGGACAGATAACTCCAATGCCTCTTGGTATATCACGAATAAGTGATTTCCAAGCTATGCAGGAGTCTATTGACCGAACAACTATTCCATCAACAAGTATCAATCACCAACAAATGGTAGGAGATACAAGTAAGACAGCCTTTGAGTTTGCACAGCGTATTAGAATGGCTAACAGAGGTGCGGAGCAAAGACTGGCAAGGCTAGAGAGTGAGGTATTTAAGCCTGTAGGCTCATTACTACTTGCTAATGCTCTTACTACGCTAACAGTTAATGACTTTGAAGATATGACAGAGCAAGACGCTAAGAGTGCAAGACAAGAGATAAGCGAAGGGAGAAAGACAATAGCAGACTTCAAAGACTTAGCAGAGGATAATCCACAGAAGAGAGTTATCCAGTATATCCCTCTAAAGGGTGAGAAGATCAGAGAAGAGTTTAGTGTTACTAAGAAACGCAAGCTAGACTTTAATGCTCCATTTACAAGCGAAGGCAAATCAACCAATACTCTAATCCCAGATAAGAGTATGAATGTAGAAACTTCTTACATTCCTCTAGTTGAGGAGTATGTTTATCCTGCAAATTATATAGAAAGCGGTATGTTACCTGATGTTATTGTTGATTCTAAGCGTATGTTAGGAGATATGAAAGCTCAAGACACTCAACAATTCAATGCAGTAGCAGATAGACTATTAGCTCTGATACAGGCAGGTTGGAAGGGTATTGATCTAGATAAGTATGCAGAGGAGATAGTTAAGTTTGGAGATATATCACCTGATAGACTATTGATCGCACAAGATGATGCTTCCGAACCACTTATGAAAGCTGAACAGGCTATAGAACAAATGGAGCAATTTAATAATCCTCAATTACAGCAAGAAGGTGTAGCACCTCCAACTGAACAACCACAAGAAGAAGGCTCTCCACTTGAGCAAATTGCTAACAGCATATCTTAATGCCTCATAAAAAAGTCTTTAAAAATTTGGCTAGGAAGCCTGTAAAGAAAACAAAGCCGTTACTAACGGAGGAAGAGTTAAAACTGTTAAAACTTACTCCCTCAGCTATTCTTGAGTTAAGAGAAAAAATAGACTCTCTTGAATTACAAAAAGGAGAAGATGGATTAGATGGTTTTACACCTATTAAGGGAGTTGATTTCTTTACTGAAGAAGAGGTTGAAGAGTTCCTAGAGAAAATTACGCCTGTTAAAGGTATGGATTTTAGGGACGGAATAGACGGACAAGTTGGAATTAGTGGAATAAGTGGAGATGAAGGCGAGAAGGGCGATAAAGGGGAGCAGGGTGATAAAGGTGATGATGGTAAACAGGGCGATCAGGGTGATAAGGGAGATATAGGCGAGAAAGGTAAAGATGGAACTGATGGCATTGACGGAGAAGATGGCAAAGACGGAAAGGCAGGAAAAAGCATGTTCAAGAAAGATGTGAAATCTATTTCTCTTGATGTTGCTGACAAGGTAATGACGGAACATGATAAAGAATTTAAGCACAAACTAATCCATGACTCTTACATTATAGGCTCTAAAGAGATTAGTGAAAGAGGAATCAAAGATGGTATGGCTCTGGTTTATGATAAGAAAGCTAATAAATTAAAATATAAAGATGCAGGGGCTCGTATAACTCAAACAGCACCTATATTTAATAATAAGAAACTTAATACAATTACTTCGGTGTCTTGTGGGTTTGATATTATACTTGTTGATGATTAGGTTGCATATAATAATAAATAAATTAGAATAAATTTATGTTTAAGAAATTTACACTTGAAGAGTTAATTCCCTCTGATAACACGCTAGACGGATTAAAAACATTCTCCAAAAGACAACGTAAAGCATTGTATTTATATTTAACTTACTTAGCCTATCGATGCGACCATGACCCTCTAAGAAAAGCTCTTTATGAAGTCCGTAAAGAACTACTATATAAATCCCGAAGCGACAATAATCACATTGAGGAGGATAAAATTAGTAAGAATCCAATTAGGAATTTACTCCCTGATGCTCTAAAAAGATGAAAATACCACCTAAAGCAAACCATTTTCATAGAATTGTCATTAAAGTATTCCAAGAGCAAAGAACTGTACCAAAAACGATAAAAGAGATAGAAAGACTAAGTGGGAAAGAGTACAAAAGTCATTCATTTATTAGGAGCATAGTTAGGGAATATAGAAAACATAATAACGACTCACCTAGAGTCGATACTTAGTAAGTAATAAGTAATATTTTTATATAATAGCAATAGACTTTTTGCTCTTTTCAACACAGGCGATCTAAAAGTGGCTGAGTAATGGGTGCTATTCTCTCCTGCACCCACTACCTAGCCACTATTAGGCTATTCATTCCCCAAACTATATGACAGATGCTAACCCGATTGACGATGGTCAGTCCCCCACTAGCTCCGAAGCGGAGCAGACCCCTCAAGAACCTTCTGATGAAGGTCAAGAGAACCCACCTGTAGAAGTTGAGGAAGAGGTGATTACAAATCACCCTCTGTATAAGACTCTCCAAGAGGAGAACTCAGCCAATGAACGTGAAAAGGAACGCTATAAAGGCAGACTTAATAAAGTTCAAGAAGGACTACAAGAAGAAAAAAAGAAAGTAGAACCTAAAAAAGAACCTACTGAATATGTAACAAGGGAGGAACTATGGGAATCCCAAAATTCTAAGGAAATTGAACTGTATGCTGATGAGGAATACGAAAAAGACGTTGAAGATGGTATTCCAAAGGAAAAAGCATTGAAATATTCTAAGTTACGCTTTGAAGCCAATCCTGATGAAGCACGTTTGAATCGCCAAAAAGATATGGCTTCTGGTTCTCCCGCTTCCAATCGAGATTTGTCAGATACTTCGGAAATTACAGATAAAGATCGAGAGAACATGAAAAAATGGGGATATAGCGAAGAAGCACTCAAGAAACAGAAGCAGTTGAAAAAAGATAGGCAGACAGCCTAGAGCAAGAGGTCAGATTTAATTCTTTCCTCTCAAATCTATGGGAAACATACGCAGACGAACAGGAAAAAGTCACTACAAGGAGTATAACTCCGCAGCGACAATTCCTATTGATAGCATCGCACAGTTTGATGAAAATGGAGAACTAACAACTGGTGCTACCAATAAAGCGGTTGTTGGAATTGCTGTAAAGGCAGCAACTTCCTCAACCACCTGTATTGTTGACATTGTTGATGATGGTTCAGAATGGGAAATCCCTATTGAAACAGGCACAATGTCAGCAACAGAAGTAGGCGAGGAAGCAGACATCAACTCTGGTGATGGTATCACCCTCACAGAGTCCAATAATGATGTACTCATAACAGGTTGGGACGGCACAACCACTTCAAAATGCTATGGAGTATTTAAGAAAACAGCATTTAGCGGAAGTGCAGTCGCAGCGTAATTTTTATTCACTAACTCTCTTTTAAAATGGCTTATAACACAGCATCATTCAACGAGTATGTGGATAACGTAGAACGCGTTGTTCTCGACCAACTTGAAGATGCACGACCCGATATGGTACGTTCACTATTCTCCTCTGTTCCTTGGAATCCAGGTGATGGTGAAAAGGTTACCTTTAACTCTGTAGCACTCTCAGGATTCTCTGAACGTGTTACAGAAAACGAGCTTTATCCAGTTGTTAATCCGAAGAACGGAAACGAACTAGATAAAACTCAGATTCAATATGGTGATAAACTCGAAATCACCAGACGAATGATGAAATTCAATAATCGTTATGCTCAAGCTAAGTTTGCAGCAGAAGATTTGGTCAAGAGGCTTATGAATGCCCTTGATCTTGAAATGACAATGCAATGTTTTGCAGAAGCAGATCAGACCACAGTTACATTTAATGGACAGGCAGTAGCAGCGAATATTGCTTGTTCAGATGCAATCGCAGTTGCTTCCGCTTCTCACTCATACGGAGGACAGACAGTAAATAATGTCCTTACAGGTGCAGGAGCATTGTCTAGGGATAATCTAGCCCTAGCACAGACAGCAGGTAATCAGAATACCTTTGATGATTTTGGAACTAACATAACTCCTCAATGGGATACTCTGGTTATCGCAGACTCAGATATGAAGATGCGACTAAAGGCACATGAACTCTTTGGCTCAAGTCTTGTACCAGAGTCAGCCAATAACGCAGTAAACTTCTATGGTGGAACTGGCTCTCTAAAGGTAGTCGGTCTTAAATATG